CAGAAGACATCAACGATATCCTAAGATTATCAGGCTTAAAATAATTCTTGACAAAAGAATAATGATGCGTATATAATATGCATTACAGTGATACACAACTATAGGCAACAACAAAGGAGGCTAACATTATGGCAACACTGGCAGAAATAAGAGCAAAACTCCAAGCTCAAACATCTAAGCCGTCAGGCGAAGGACAAATTGGAGACAACGCAATATATCCACACTGGAACATCCCAGAAAATTCAGAAGCAGTGATTCGTTTTTTACCAGACGGTGATAAGAACAACACATTCTTTTGGACAGAGCGAGCAATGATCAAATTACCATTCAACTCTGTGAAGGGTGATGCTTCATCGGGTCCTGTACAGGTACAAGTGCCTTGTATGGAGATGTATGGTGATGCATGTCCAATTCTTGCAGAAGTAAGACAATGGTTCAAAGACAAATCATTAGAGGACTTGGGCAGAAAATATTGGAAGAAGCGTTCTTACATATTCCAAGGTTTTGTGGTATCATCTCCACTGCAGGAAGATGCTACTCCAGAAAATCCAATCAGACGTTTCATCATTGGTCCACAGATCTTTAACATTATAAAGTCTGCACTGATGGATCCTGAAATGGAAGATCTACCAACTGACTACACCAGAGGTGTTGACTTCAGGATCAACAAGACCACAAAGGGTGGTTATGCTGATTACTCAACATCAAAATGGTCAAGAAAAACTTCTCCACTATCAGAAGAACAGAATACAGCCATTTCAACACATGGTCTACACAACTTGAATGATTTCTTACCAAAGAAACCTACAGAAGTTGAGATCAAAGTGATGGAAGAAATGTTCCGAGCATCAGTGGATGGTGAGCCCTATGACGCAGAAAGATACTCACAGTATTTTAGACCCGCAGGACTCAAAGCCCCTGCCACAGGCAGTGGAACCACAGCACTTCCACAAGGCGAAGCAGTGAAAACAGAAACTGCACAACCAACTGTGACTGCGACACCCGAGCCTACTCCTGCTCCACAACCAGAAACTGCACCAGCACCAACCAGTGGTGGTAATTCCAAAGCAGAAGACATTCTGGCAATGATCAGAGCAAGACAACAAAAGTCATAAAATCATAGGGGGCAGAAATGCCCCCGTTGACACATTTATGATAATCACATATAATAAGCAAAAGGAATTAACACATGGTCAAACCGTTTGATGTAACAAAATTTAGAAAGTCTATCACAAAATCGATCGATGGACTTGGCATAGGATTCAACGATCCCACCGATTGGATATCAACAGGCAGTTATGCCCTGAACTATTTGATATCAGGAGATTTCAACAAAGGCATTCCGCTGGGCAAAGTAACTGTGTTTGCGGGTGAATCTGGCTCGGGCAAATCATACATTTGTTCAGGAAATATTATCCGTGAAGCACAGAAGCAAGGTATATTCGTAATTCTAATTGACTCAGAGAACGCACTGGACGAAGGTTGGTTAAAAGCCATCGGTGTGGACACAGCAGAAGATAAACTGTTACGATTAGGCATGAGCATGATCGACGATGTGGCTAAAACCATATCAAACTTCATGAAAGAATACAAGACAGATTACGGTGATAAAGATCCTGCTGAAAGACCCAAAGTGCTGTTTGTGTTAGATTCGCTGGGCATGATGCTGACTCCCACAGATGTTGATCAGTTTGAAAAAGGTGACATGAAAGGTGATCTTGGTAGAAAACCCAAGGCACTCACAGCCCTGGTGAGAAACTGTGTGAACATGTTTGGCTCATACAATGTGGGCATGGTGGCAACCAATCACACATATGCATCACAGGACATGTTTGATCCAGATGACAAGATATCAGGTGGCCAAGGTTTTATCTATGCATCATCAATTGTGGTGGCAATGAAAAAATTAAAACTCAAAGAAGATGAAGCAGGCAACAAAATCACAGAAGTAAGAGGAATTCGATCTGCCTGCAAGGTCATGAAGACTCGTTTCGCAAAACCATTCGAAGGAGTGCAACTCAAAATTCCTTATGAAACAGGCATGGACCCATATTCAGGACTATTAGATCTATTTGAGAAAAAAGGCCTTATCTCACAGTCAGGCAACAGATTGAAATATATAACAGCAGATGGAAAAGAAATATTAGATTACAGGAAAAACTGGGGCAAGGACAATCTCGAAATTGTCATGTCTGAGGTAAGTAATTCAATTATTAAGGAGACAGAAGCAGAACAACCTGCTGTTGAAGACACAGATGGAGACACAGATGCTGATTGATGTATGGAGTTTGATCAAATCCTATGTTCCCGCCAAAGATAAATCAGTAGTTGCAGAAAAGTTTGTAGACATAGCCATGGACAATGGTATAGAGGACGAAGAACTCAAAGAACTTTTAGGCAATGATGATGATTTGGATGAAGCGATCAAATACAACCTTGACATCGAAGAAGACGAAGACTATGAGGATGCATGAACTGGTTTTCTCAAGTAACTCAAGATATTTCTAAAATTCCCGATGCCATCGCATACTACGAAGCAGAATTGGACAAAGCATCTGCAGAAGTCAAACTACACGGCAATCTTGAAAAACAATCCGCGGCCATGCCGGGCGTTGTTGAGTCCCGATTCCGACAACTGCAAGAAATAGAAGGTATTCTCAAGCATCTTGAGATACAATTACGCAAACTAAAGACCAAACACTACAAGAAATACTTAGAAAACTACCAACGAGCACTGACTTCACGTGACGCAGAAAAATACGCAGACGGTGAAGACGAAGTGTGCGATTATGAACTCATAGTCAACGAATGGGCACTCTTAAGAAACAAATGGCTGGGTGTGATCAAAGCATTGGATCAAAAACAGTGGCACATCACTAATATAGTCAAACTAAGAGTTGCTGGCATGGAAGACGCTAATCTGTAAAGGAATAGCCAAATTGTTTGATATCTTTCTCAAACAGTTTTGACACTGCCCTGTATGAATTTTCATTGTACAGTTTTTTCCATCTAAATGTGTTGACATAATTTGTGATGTTAGTCACAGGTAAAGGCACATGACAACCAACAATCTCCTGGATAATTTTCCAATCCTTGTGTATGTTTTCATATCTAATTGCAATACCTTTGAAGTTATCGCCAACAAAATTTGATTGGGCAATACTTTTAAGGGTCATGACATGAGATGCTTGTCTAAATTTACTTTTACTGAAAACATAGTCAAAGTAAACAGACACAAACTGTTCGAAACCTTCTGATAAAATTTCTAACTGTGGTTCTATAAAAGACGAATTAGTTTTTCTTTTGATTTTTTTATCCAGCATCTGTTGGACGAAAAAATACCAACTCACTGCTCGCTGATAGGGGTTCCTCACCACACAAAACATGTTATCCTGCCATTCAGAGGGCAGTGCAGAAATGTGTTGATGCCTCTGACCATCATATTGGTAATTGGTATTTTGCTCTATCCATTGGCTGATTGATGTGCCTGCGTTCTTAGGAAGATGGATGAATGTGAGTTTGTCGTTGATTCTATATGCCATGTTTAAAATAATTATCAGTCATGCACGACCAACATTGTTTTTTTTGCACAGCTGACCTATTACATTAACACTGTATTTTATGATTATTCTATTATAAATTAGTATTGACTTTAACAAATAAAAAGGACAGACAATGAAATTATTATTCAAATTTTTAACATCGATTCAAAAACTACACAGAATTGGTGCTGAAAAAAACACAGACAAAGCATTCAAGTACATTTACTAATATGTGGCCATACACAACAGACGAACTTGAATTAATTAATGGAAGGAAAGGACAATAAATGCAATCAGTATTTGAAAATACTGCAAAAAGTCTTGGTCAGTTTACTCGTTTTATCAATAGTATGTTTAGTGATAACGATGCGAACATTATCAATTTTTGCAGAACAGAATACGGCACTGACTGGCAGTGGGCGTACTCTAATTACAAAAAACAAGGCAGATTCCCAAATCACCTTGATAACTCTATGAAAGAAGTAGCATAATGAGAAAACCAATATGGGCGGGCAACATCCGTTCACAAAACATGTCAAGAAGGATCAAGTAAATGAAATACATCAAACAACTTCTTGGCTTTTTTAAACCACAGTCCAAAAGAGACTGGGTAGAATCATATCTTGCTCAATCAGTTGATATCTACGACTTGGAAGCAAGACAGCGTGAACTCGCAAGAAAAGGCATCTACTAAATGATGCTGTACGACGTGAAAGAATGGGCAACGATGTTTAGAGTATCAAATCTCTATCTTCGTGCTCTACGCCGTAAAAAACACGAAAAAACACACCAACAAACACCCAATTTAGGTGCTTACAGACTTGATAAAAAGGTGCTCGAAGCTTCTCGTTTCACACCCTATTACCACTATTAATCCACAGATTTTTCAATTCATTTTATAGACTTTAGTCTACAAATTTGTTAAAATACTTGTATCCAAAATAGAGGAGAACATTAATGTTTAGTAAACTATTATCAGGTGTTGATAAGACACTTGTAAGAAACTTAGTAATTTTACACACGATGGTTATCGCAGTGTCGAATTACCTTGTTACGATCAGATTTAATCTGTTTCCAGGAGCGGATCTTCCGTTGTTTGGAGAATTTCCATTAGCCGCGGCGGCATTTACTTTTCCAATTGTTGTAGTAGCAACTGACCTGACAGTTAGGTTAGTTGGCAAACAAGCCGGAAGAGCAGTTGTGGCACTTGCTATCGTTCCAGCCATCGTGGCATCAGTATTGGTGCTATTAGCACTGGGTGATGAACACGCATACAGAGTAGGTATTGCATCAGGTACTGCATATGCAGTTGGTACCATGCTTGACGTATATGTGTTCCAACACATCAGAGAAAGATGGACTGAAGCATGGTGGGCTGCACCAGCCATTTCAACCATTGCCGCGAACATCATTGACACATACACTTTCTTTTACACAGCGTTTTATCCGCAACCATGGGTAGGTCCTGTTGCGTTTAACAACACTCTGACCAAGATTGTTGTAGGTTTAATTGTATTCCTACCAGCATATGGTGTGTTGCTCAAAGCAATCGCAAAGAAACTAAAATAAACTATCCAATCAGGGGGTGTGTTGACACCCCCACAATTCTCATATATAATATCATACATGAACACAGTAAAGAAACCAGAAATCATTGTCATCGAAGATGATGGCTACTGTGATTAATGCCGGCGTAGCTCAGTTGGTAGAGCAGTTGATTTGTAATCATCAGGTCCGCGGTTCGAGTCCGTGTGCCGGCACCAAAGTTGGGGGATTAGCTCAGCTGGGAGAGCGCCTGATTTGCATTCAGGAGGTCAGCGGTTCGATCCCGCTATCCTCCACCAACTTAATTTATGAAGCATGAAGCAAATATACCTCCCGGATTCATCGATCGAACACAATTCGAATCTATAATAAAATTAGCTGGATCAATACCTGCCGGATCGGACGTATTGGAAGTAGGAGTGGGGTTTGGACGCAGTACATCTGCTTGGTTGACTGGATTAAAAGAATGCAATTTATACATATTAGATTATTGGGAGTTTACAAAAATTCATCAAGGCATATATGACGGGATGAAAAAATTCCAAATCAATGAAGATGACTGGAAGAAAATTAAAAACCTAAATAGTCATTACGCAAGTTGGAAATTTTTTGTAAGGAAACATCCTAATCACAGACAAATAAAAAAAGTGTTCAGTATGACCACTCAAAATTACAGAAGGGCAAAACTAAAAAAATCGTATCACTGTGTATACATAGATGATGACCATGATCCAAAAGAGTTGACATTATTGCTAAAATACTTCCAAGAGTGCAAAATAATTTGTGGAGATGATTACAACACTGCTTGGCCAGAATTGTGCCAGGTTATAGATACGTTTTCTAAAGAACACAATAAACAACTAACAACCGAACGAAATGGATTTTGGCAATTAACATGAATAAAATAATTGAATTTTGGCAAGAATCATACCGATCAAATCCGTTAGCATTTTGGATTGAAATGATGTCTGCTATCTGTGTGATGACAGGCTCTGCCATACTGACCTACACAGTGTTGGCACCAAGGCCAGATATATTCGTGCCATTCTACTTTGTGGGATCAGTGACCAGTTTGATTGCGGCAGTGATGAGAAAGGCTGCCTGGATAGTTGTACTAACTGCATGGTTTTCAACAATGAATATCATTGCACTGTATCAACTTTTCATATTATAATGTATGCAAGGAGAGATGGCAGAGCGGTTGAATGCACCGGTCTTGAAAACCGGCATAGGCGCAAGTCTATCGTGAGTTCGAATCTCACTCTCTCCGCCAGTTCAAAAGTGATCGGTGGGCCTTTAGCTCAGTTGGACAGAGCGTATCTTTGCGGAAGATAAGGCCAAAGGTTCGAATCCTTTAAGGCCCACCAATCACTAATAAATTTCACCGTCGTGTTTTTGATAAAGAATGTATGATGATTTAGGACGCCATTCAAAATTTTTGTCCTGTAATTTTATGCTGTAAACATATTGTAACAGATCTCCGGTCTTAAAAAGGAAATCCTTTTCAACCTGCAACGAAGTGTACCACTCGCTGTTTGTGTGTTTATGAAATGTTGGCACAGTCATTTTGCGTTTTCTTTGATACAAACGATTTATGGCTTTATTTGTGATGTCATGAGTAATGTACAATATTTGGAATCCTTTTTCTCTCGCCCAGTGTATTTGTTTTTCTCCCATGATCAATCCTGCATGAGAAAATCTATAAGGTTTTAAAATATGATATCTACATATTCTCACAGCTATCTCAGGATCGTTTGTGTAATGAGATTTTTCAGCGGCGCTGATAGATGCTAAATTGTCTCCGATAAAAAACATCCAAGTTTCTATATCAGGATTATCACAGTCATACTTCTTGTGCGACAGACTGGTACTGCCTTCATCAAAAGTTTTGCGCCTGAAATCTTCTATTAGAGAACGATTATTATCAGGATTTTCACTGTAGAGTCGTATGGAATAGTTGTCCATTGTACACATATTTTATGACATCATCCCACACACAGTTATCAAAAGAGAAACTAATTTGGAAAAATTTCCTTTCAATGCCTTCATCATACACACAATGTAAGATGTTAGAATTCACAATTGTTGGACAAACATATGTGTGTTCGTAAATGGTGTTCATATCCTCTTTGTTATCCAAAAAAGAAATTTTGTAATTTTTTGGTTCAATAGGAAACATAAGAATAGCATCTCTACCAACATCAACATGTGGCTTCAGCCATTCATCTTTGTACTTGTACATCAACCATCCGATCAGCGGTTGTGATAACTTGTCTTGATTGATGATTTTAAAGATGTGTTCTACCTCTGGCTGGTCTGGCTTGACTTCCCAACACTTCACTCCATAATTTTTGTTGTCATGATTCGGATTGGTTTGGCATGCCTGCCACAAAGCATCCTCATCAAATAAATTTGCAAGTTGAGGGACTTCTATGACAAAATCATTGTACATAGAAAATTAAAGTGTGATCAAATCACCGCTGTTGTAAGTGTTGACAATCCCCGCCCAATCTGAACAGGCGTCATAACCAAAATATAATGAAATTTGGAATGTTGTCTTTGCCGCCTCGGAAGGAAGACAGTGTGGAATTTTACTGTTTAGTAGAGTTGGACATGTGTATGTGTGAGTGTGCAACACATTGTAATCATATGGAGTCGTGTTT